ATTCAAGCGAATCTCGGCAGTTCCGCTCACAAGCTTTGCCAAGCGGTACATTCAGAGAACGCTGTCTGAGACAGTGGGATCGACGAAGCGCCGAATGGATGCAGCTCTCGACATCTCTCGAACGATCTGTCCAGGGTTCATTCCCGATCGCATCAGGAACAACTTGGCTACAGTCATCTTAGGCTTGGAGCTTTTCAACGAACATCTGCTCGCTTGGGGGCAGAAAAAATTGGCCTGGACAGCCCAGGCGTTCTCACCGATGCTGGGGAATGTGATGCTAAATCTGGCCAACGGTTCTCAGCGCGTCCTTGCGGACGACTTTGTTGAGGATAGTGTAGGCTACGTCGCTAACCCAACGCAGTCTAGAATACCATTCATCTACTCTTACGACATCGAGACGACAGTCTTGTGGATTCATCTACGCACAGCGGCTGCATGGTGGGCGAAAGACAGGAGGCACCAAGGAAAAGGATCACTCGAGGTGGCGTCCCTACGGACACAGCTCGCTGAGAAGGCTGCTGACCCTGATGTCCCCTACATTTTGAGCGAGAGGACAATCACAACTAAGGGCGGACGAAGAATGAACTGCTTTGGGGTTGATCTAGCCAAGGCACACATCGCTGGTTTGTCTGTGCCAGACAGTCTAGACACTCATTCCGTTAATGTTCGGCAGGGGTTCCGCGTTGTTTCTGTTGTGGAGGAGGAGACTACACCGTGAAGAACGTCGCATTTGCCGAGTGCGCTAGTTGCCCGCTTGTCAACAAGACGCTTGTGTATGGCCGTGGAGAGCTGTCTGCCTACGAGACAGCTCGTCTAGTTATTGTTGGGGAGGGACCAGGGCGGACGGAAGTTCGCCACGGCCAAGTTTTCATTGGTCCCTCCGGAGAGCTGCTCAACCGGATGATGGAGCGCTTCATCACAGGAAGCTATTGGATTACAAACACGGCACTCTGCGGGGTGGCAACGGAGAAGCAGAAAAGTTCGGCAGCGATTCATTGCAAGAAGCGGCTCTTTCATCTGCTTAAGGAGCTGCACCCTACGCTCATCATCACACTAGGAAACATCCCAACGTCAACTGTGCTGCGCAGGCCAAGCAAGATCACTAAGATGCGCGGCGTCATCCATGCAGCTACGATTGGGAAGAGTCAAGTCGCTGTTCTTCCAACATATCATCCTGCTGCAGCGCTTCGCAACAGCGATCTGATCGGCTCAATTGTGCTTGACTTCAAGCGGGCGCAGGAGTATCTGGTCTCGCCACCAAAGATCATTGGCCCTGTCGACCCAAAGCCACGCTTTGAAGTAACCAGGGATTATGAGCGCGTGCTGCGTGAGGCGGAGGCGAGTAGCTTTCCGGTCTTGGACCTCGAGACAGCAAGCCTCGACATGGAGACAGCAAGGATTCTCTGCGCTGTCGTTGCTACAAGGGAGAACATCTACATTATCCCAGGGGACGTGATGCACCGCTCGGAGTTCAAGCGAGCGCTTCAGGCATGCCAAGCTAAATGGTCTGGGCACAACAGTAAGTTTGACCGCAATGTTCTGATTCATCAGCTCGGTGTGCGCGTCCAGTTCGCCTTTGACACGATGCTTGCGCACTATGTCTTCGACACAAGGCAAAACACACACGACCTGAAACACATTGCTGCAGAACGGTACGCTGCACCGGCATGGGATGAGCCAATCTCGCGGCTGCTCAAAGAGAAGAAGTCATCAAGCTATGCCGATGTTCCGCAGGATGTCCTGTACAAGTACGCAGCGTATGATGGGTACTATCAGAGAGCCCTCACCACAGACCTCGCTGTGCAGCTTGTCCACAGCCCTGACCAAATGAAGCTGTTCAAAACACTGCTCATGCCTGGATCCAACGCTTTGTCAAACGCCGAAGCACAGGGGGTGTGTCTGGACAGGAAGGCGCTTGACGTGCTCTACCCAAAATACCAGAGAATTGTCGGCGACGCAGAGCACCGCGTCTGTGAGATTGCAGGCCATCCTGTCAATCCACGATCCCCGAAGCAGGTTGCTGAGTTGCTCTTCGATGAGCTTGGTCTTCCAGAGATTAATGGACGGTCTACGAGCGCTCGGCATGTACTGAAAAAGTACGAGCATCCGCACCCCGTTGTGCAAGCACTGCTAGAGTATCGAGAGGCAAACACTGTTGTTACTCGGTACCTGAAGGGGCTGGACAAGTACATATCACCATCCGGGCGGGTGCATTCTCGGTACAACCTGCACCGAACAGCCACAGGCCGTCTCTCCTCTGCAGAACCAAACCTGCAGAACCAACCGTCTAGGAATGCTGAGCTAAAGCGAGACATCAAGAATCTTTTCCTCGCTGATCCGGGGAACCTCTGGTCCGACTGCGACTACTCACAGATTGAGTATCGCATGATCGCGTTTCTCTCGAAGGATCCTTACCTTGTAGAGAGCTACCGAGCAGGCAAGGACCTCCATGCAGAGATGGCGAAAGATGGCTGGGGAGATGACTTTACATACGGGCAGCGAAGTCTCGCCAAGGGGCTGAACTTCGGGCTGCTGTATGGACGCTCGGTCGAGGGGATCCTGGCAGATGGCGACCTTGACATTCCAGAGGCACTGGCCTATCAGATCGCACACAACTTCTACACCAAGATGCCCTTGGTTGTTGAGTACAACCGCACGATCAGAAATGAGGTAAGAAGGACTGGCGTCATCAAGAGCATAAATGGCCGCATACGAAAGTTCTATGAGGTGCTCACTGCACGTTACGATGGGGACTGGAATAGGATTTACCGAGAAGCTGTGAACACGCTTCCCCAAGGCATGGCAAGTGATGCGACGCTGGCTGCGATCATCGCCCTAGACAAGGCAGGCTTTGATGTTCGGATGACAGTGCATGATTCAATCACTGTCCAGGGGCCTGCACAGGACATTGAAGAGATCTGCCGAGAGCAGAAGAAGATCATGACAGCGGCAGCAACAGAGCTCTACGGCGATCTTGTGCCCTACCCTACAGACGGCCAAGTAGGGAGGAGCTGGGGGAGCTTGGTAGACCTCGAGGAGTATCTGGCACGGAGGGCAGCATGAACATTCTAGCTTTTGACCCTGGAGGAACAACGGGGTGGGCAGAGATCTACGATAACTTGGCTGACACAGTGTCTACGAGGGCGAATTTGTTGGTACCGCGCAGTGTTCCGCTGTTTGGGTATGTTGGAAACGTCGGAGAGATCCCGTTGTGGCGAGGGCTTGGCGATCTCATCCGAGGGTTTTGCCCGCAGGTTGTTGTTTACGAAACCTTTCGGATATACGCACACAAAGCGCAGAGCCTACAGTATGACGATCTTCCGGCGTCTCGGGTCATCGGTGTGCTTGAGTTCCTCTGTGATAGCATGGACATTCCTGTGGTTGGGCAGTCAGCCTCGCACATGAAAAATCACCGTGTCCGCAGAGTGCTCGATCGGAAAGACTTTGCCTCTGACCATGTGTACGACGCGGCATGCCATGGACTGATCTACATGAGCACGCACGGAAAGAATCTCCCAAATGGCTAACTTAGGGCTCTTCTATCTCCCAGCACAGGGCAGACGCGCAGAGAAGCTTGTCACAGAGGTATCAGCAGCGCGAATGGTGTTCAAAGCGCTGGGGAAAATGTCTGGCGTTCGTAAGCAGGGCGACCATCTAGTCATCCCAGCGGATCCACGAGTCTTTGATCTCCTTACCGAGAAGGTTGGCCTAGCCCCATCTGATGGCGCACAGGGCTGGTATCGCGAGGCGACAGCGCGAGAGCGCTTTCTAGCTGCTCTCCTCGTCGAAGAAGACGCTGTTGTTGATCACCCAGAGGCACGCCTGCTCAGGCCATACCAGCGATTGGCGGCATACTACATTGAGCAGGCTCGCCGAGTAATCATCGCAGATGACATGGGCCTGGGGAAAACAGCTGAAACTATCGTTGGCGTTGAATCCTCGGAGAATTCGTCTGACGTTCTTGTTGTCTGCCCAAACAGTGTCAAGAACCAGTGGAGATCTGAGATCGGTCTGTGGTCTCGTGCTGGAGAAGACACACCGGTGACTGTCGTCGAGGCCAGTAAGATCGAGAAGCAGTGGTCAGACTTTTCTCGTGGATGGTTCATCCTGAACTACAACAACTTTCGGGCTTTCTGCGATCACGTCGGAGACGATGGGACGCGTGGACGTAACACATCAAAGAAATCAAAGCTCTCCCGTGCTTGGGACTGGGTGATCTTCGATGAGGCCCATGCACTGAAGAACAGAAAAACTATTGGGTACTCTGCTGCGAAGAGCCTTGTCTCCTGGGGCATGGTCATGCTCACAGGGACACCAATGGGCAACGATGTGTCTGAGGTTTGGTCACTGCTCAACATCCTCTACCCGAAGGATTACACATCCTACTGGAGATACTATGAGCTGTACGTCAGGTATGTGGAGGATTTTTACGGGCGTCGAGATATCCTTGGAGTGCAGAACGAAGATCTCATGCAGAGAGATCTTTCTACTCGAATGCTTCGGCGAAAGAAAAGCGAGGTAGCAAAGGACCTCCCCGAGAAATCCTATGTCCGGCTAGAGCTGGAGATGTTTCAGCAGCAGAGGGCGATGTACAAGACGGCGATCAAAGACTGGATGATCGAGTGCAACGACGGTAATACAGTCCTTCCAATCGCAAACTCGCTTGCGATGCTCACGAGGCTCCGACAGATTGTAAGCACCCCAGCAAACTTTGGAATGCCTGCAAAGTCAGCAAAAGTCGAGGCGTGCATCGAGCTGATCAAGGCCACAGACCAGAAGGTTATCGTCTTCACGGTTTACCGAAAGACAGCTGCAGCGATTGCCGATCGACTAGAGCAAGAGAACATCCCAGGAGGACTGCTCCTCGGCGGAACAGACACAGACAAGCGGCAAGAGATTATCGACTCACTCACCTCAGGCCCATCAAGAGTTCTCGTGGCCACGATCAAAGCTGGAGGTACTGGGCTGAATCTCCAGGCAGCCTCCATCGCTATCTTTATCGACAAAGAATGGAACCCGATCGAGCAGGAGCAAGCAGAGAATCGCATCCACAGGATTGGACAGACCTCACGGGTGACTATCTACAACCTTGTCTGCCCAGGCACAGTCGATGAGCTCGTCGAGAATCTCCTGGAGAAGAAAACAGCGATGACGGAGGCAGTGCTCCACGAGTCACTTAAATGGGCAGCCCGCACAATCCTGAACAAGGGCGTCACGATTGACGCACCAAAGACTAGCGCCGAGCTGTGATATCGCGGTCGCAAGCATTGGAAGATAGAGGAGAAAGGAAAGCGCCGCTCCGTGCCTCGGTGGGGACTGTGGGTATAGCTCTCCGACGAGGATAAGAGGGTAGATAATCCGAAACCCTGTGAACAGAGCTAGCGTTAACGGAACGAGACTTAAGAACGTCGTCGCCCACGTCCTCGCCTTGATCGCCCTGGGCAGGAATATCGTCAGGTTCACGATACTCACGGAGAGCGTCGCGCTGAGCAGGACCAGAACCACTGTTGTCATGGGCTTCTTCCTCAATTATCTGCGGGTTTAGAAGCTCTGCTAATGCAGCGGCGGCGACTTCAGCGTTTCGCTGTACTTCCTTCTTCTTAGTATACAGCAAGATTGTTGCTACTGCACCAGCAGATGTCATCAGCAGCGTTATGACAAGCTGGTACGTCTCCATACTACTCCTCCTGGCCGCGATCAGACAACTCTCTATAATCACTATGAAGATACAAAGATAGACACCGCCTAACCTCTTCAGTGACTCTGCTCTCGAGCTTATCCCCGATCTTTGTAAGCTCCTGCAAGCAATGAGAGCACGATTCCTGGGTTCGTCTGACTTCATCGAGATCATGTAGAGCGTCTCCCAGCTTTTCCTGAACAAACAAGGTCAGCGTAGCTATCATCTCAGTCGCTTTGGCCTGCCGTTTTATCGTGTCCCACAGCAGGTAGCCAAGTAGTACGGCAAACGTCCATGGAGATGCGTTCTGAAGAAGCGCTCCCCACGGAAATTGCCCACCGCCTTGAGGAAGTTGTTCAGCCATCCTTTTCTCCTGGTGCTTCTCTGGGGGAGGGATTACACCGGAGAGCACAGAAGCAAAACGTCGATCTCAGCGTCCCCTGCTCCGGCCTTGCCAGACACGGCAATTCCAAGCAGAGACGATGCTGCCTCTGCCTCTAATTTCTTTCCATACTTTTCTGTCGATGACGTGATGATCTTGTCCCCAGGGGAAATCGCTGGGCCATCACAGGTTATCACAGCAACCCCGGACAGTGGGTAGCATCGAACATTCTCCCCTGCGTCTGCCCCAGTCAAGACAACGAGAGGATTCGGCATCCCCGCCGTGGTCGTTGTCTTGACTGCTCTATCCTCTGCATTGTCAACGATTACGACATCCCCATCGACCAGAGCCCCGCCAGAAGAGTTCTTCATCAGGATCCCAGGCGTTTCATATGGAGACCGCTTAGTCTGCCAGGAGCTCATAGACCCTAGAGACTTGCTGACAGATCCGCTAGATTTTCGTAGCCGCTGTGGGGACGGCATTAGTAGTCCTCGAGTCTAGGATACACAAAGAATGTCGGTGTAACAACGTGACCATTCTCGCGATTTAGCTGCTCCGTAACCTCGACGATCCTCAGATCAAACGCCCCGCCCTGGTAGAACTCCCCTGTGCATATGTCTCCCAAGTTCCATTTCGATCCATACGTCAATACTTGGTTTGGTGAAGCGTTAACTGCAAAGGTCCTAATCAACGAATGTTCGACAAGCGCAGCGTCGGCCATTGCTGTAATGGATGACAGCGCAGTCTCTCGGCTGTTCTCAGTGAAGCGCTCAATGCGGTTCCATGGCGAGTCGTCCTGTCTACCAGCGATGTTCTCGCGCTCGACAATCACACGATCCTTGCCAATCCCCTCACCACCGGCGTAAACAACGGTCCACTCGGCTAGTCTATCCTCGACATACGCTGGGCTGACAATATTTCCTCTGTCAAGAGACCACACCATCTCCGGAGCAGTTCCGCTTCCTCGGCGTCGATCTCGGCCCTTTCTTGGGTAGAAAACATCAAAGTCAACATAGGCACCGTTCTGGAAGACATCCCAGTCTGCCCCCTCCCCGACTTGGCATAGAAGGTCAAGCTCGTCGGAGAGTAGCGTATACCTGTAGTTTAGGTTCAGCGGGATGCCATCGTTAGTCAACGTCTGTACACGAAGTCTGTACATCTTCCTATCGCCAAGCGCACCAAACGTGCAGTTGGTGATGACAAGGTACCGCATCGCATCTGTAAATGGGCCAGAGTATGAGAAGAACGCTCGAGTGGCTGGGAACGGAAGGATGATGCGCCGCTTCATCAGCGTCTTGAGGTCGAGCCCTCGGATGTTGTACATCATCTTCCCGTCGTCATCCATGTACGGAGAGCGGTATCGAATCAGTCCCTCGAAGACAACGACAGGCGATACGCCAACGCCAATGCGTCGTACTTGGATTATCCGGTCGAGGAGAAACTCCTCTGTCGGAAGAAGATCGACGTGGCCGGTGAGTGTGAATGCCCCGTAGCCGTTGTGGAACTGCCCGTTTACTGCTCGTGTAAACTCTACCTCGGTATACTGGTCGAGTATTTGGATGAGAGAGCCATCATGATCGAGCAGCCGGATTTCGTAGAGATCTCCACCAAAGTCGTCGTAGTAGGGGATGTCAGTAGGCATCGCCTTCCGGAGCTTCGCTTTTGCTAAGAAAGTTCTGTCAGCCTCAAGTCTTGCCTTCGCCAGGAAACTGCTTGATTGCACAAGCGGCTCAACAAGCTTTGCTTTGGCAAAGAAGGATCCTGCCGAAACGATGGGCTCGATCAGCTTTGCTTCTGCATAAAAGCTGTCCTGCGTCTGTGTTACTAGCTCCTCGCTTACATCCACCTCGAGAATGCACTGTGTTAACCACAGGCTGATCCCCGCAATGTCTGCCTCGATCACGAGCTGAGAGACTAGAAAATTCCCCACAGAGGCAGAGCTAACATCCACCTCGACGACAACTTGCGTTGTATAAAAGCCGTAGATAGAGTCTGCTGAACCACCAGTCTCTACCTCGACGAAAACTTGCGAGGTTCTAGCATCTCCAGCAGTCTCTACTTCAACAAAGACCTGAGTAACACGGGCATCCCCCGACGTTTCTACCTCGACAAAGGTCTGTGTTGTTCGGACGTTGGGATCCGCCATTACACCACGACTTCTACGCCGAACTCAGCGGCGTCTACCTTTGCCTTCGTCCACGCCGCCCCGTCTGGCGCGTCTTCGTATACAGCGCCGCGCCGAGAATACGATGTACTCTGGGTCGGCGTTGTTTTCTTTGAGTAGTTCGCCCCGGATTTAGCTACAGTTTTAAGCCCTGTGCTCCCCGCAGAGACTAGCTTCGTAATTGTATGGACAGCTAGTCCTTTGACTATGAGGTCTGACCCAAGGGCCTCAAAGTTGTACGTATCAAGGTCGCCGTCCGCGTTTGATTGGACGTACGTTGTGTCTCCATCGTTTGGTACTTCATCAACATCTTGGTAGTTGCTTTCACCCGTTCCAGGGAAGGCATCGAGATCGGCGTTAGATCC